TAATCGCTCCTGACAATCTCAATCCCCATAAGGTGAGGTGAATGTATGGGCATCGAGAAGTCTGAGATCAAGATGGCCGTCGCCCATGAACTGGGCGCTGGATTCGATGACGCCCTTGAGGCCGCAGAGCGCGACATTTACCGATGGGACGGCGCTAAGACGTCCCTGAAGAATGCTGCGACTGCGGTCGAAGGGCTCATCGCTCACGCCAAAAAAGATCTTGATCTCGAAGCGATTGACGAAGAGACCTACAAGCTCATCCGCAAGTGGTTGCAGAGGAGCGTGGAGGTTGTCCGCAATCTACGTGTCCAGGCCGAGGTCCACGAGCAGCGCGCTCATGGTCGGGCCGAGGCGTTGCGGACCAGCGTCAAGATCACACAGCGTCTCTACGAAGAAGAGGCGGCAAAGCTCAAGGGCGTGCAGGGCCATGATGAGGAGGAACCAAACGGTGAGGTTCCCCGCCTCGGCCCTGCGCGTCCTACTGGAATTCGTCCTCCTAATCTGATCGCCGCTAAGAAGGCAGCCGACAAGGCTGCTGCGGTGGCGTCCGAGTCTGACCCCGAAGCCGAGGCTGAGGCTGGACACACGGCTGACGCCGAAAGTGCTATCGCAGAGCCGACAGGCGACATCCAAGAAGAAGCCTCGACGGAAAAGAAAAAGAAGACTCGTAAGTGCGGCGAGTGCGGCGAAGAGGGGCACACGGCACGGACTTGTAAGAAGAAGAGCTAGTGGCTAGAACGCCTGGTGCCGAACGTTCCAATCGCGACGATGCGACCACAAACCCGACGTCGAGTAACGATGCGACCGAGGGATGGGACGTTGGTTCGCGCTGGGTCAACACGACCAACGGTACCGTCTGGTTCGCAGTAAACGTTTCGACAGGCGCTGCGGTCTGGAAGGACGTCACTAGTACCGTAGCTGGTGGTGGTCATCCTGTTCATGTCAACATAGATGACCCGACTGCTACTGACGACATCAACGCTGGTTACGAAGTCGGCGATCATTGGATCAATACGACCAGTAAGACCGTCTGGCAGGCGCTCGACGTCAGCGCTGGCGCCGCGATCTGGGATCGCATCGATCAGCCGAAACGGAATGTCACTGCCGTTGTTGATCCAACAATCAGCGACGATGATTCTCAAGGCTACGAGCCTGGTTCGTTCTGGATCAACACAGTTTCCAGCCAAGCGTTCGTATCCCTAGACGCGTCAACTGGGGCGGCCGTATGGAAGCGAACCACCAACAGAAAAGTGACCGTCAGCGCTTCGTTACCAACCGTCAACGACGACTCGACACAGGGTTTTGAAGTTGGATCCTGGTGGATCACTACGGCAACGCAAGCACGTCTCTACAGGGCAATGGACGTGTCCGTGGGCGCTGCCATCTGGAAACGTGACACCAACTACAAGGATAACGTCACTGCCGTCACCGATCCGACAGTGAATGACGACAACACTCAAGGTTACGAGCCTGGCTCGATCTGGATCAATACCACAACAGACGAAATCTTCGCAGCGACATCCACAGGCACTGGCGCAGCCAAATGGGTTACTACTGTTGCCGTAACTGGATCGCCTGCTGTGAACCCAGGCGAGGTGATGTATGGCACTCTGCTGGACTATCCTGCTGCCGGTAACGTCACGTCTAGTACCGTGTTCTACATCCGCTTGAAGCTCGGCGCTGGTCTCGTGCTGCAAGGCATGAGAACGTTCATCGACTCTGGTGGTACAGGTGGTCGTCACCTTCGCATGGGTATTTACAATCAACTCGATCCATCAAGCATTAGCGGTGAGCCTTACACGAAACAGACTGAAACCATCGAGGTCGCCACGAACGGATTGAACGGCTCCTTCACTACGCTCTCGTTTACAGGCGGCAACTATACGATCCCTGTCACTGGCTACTACTGGTTCGCGATCATTTCGGACTCGACGTCGCTGAAGTTCGCGGTCACCGCACCTGTGCGGGCGAACTTCTTGCCAAAGCGCGAAGAGGTTTCTACTGGAACTGTTCTTCCAGCGACCGCAGTTACGCTCTCCAACCCAGTAAGCTCGGTCATCTACTTGGCCGGCATCGAGGCGTAGTCGAATGCCGTCCGTGCCCGAGCGTAGCACTGGCTACTACGATCTGACGTTTTCCACCTTCATCACAGGTAACACATCGTGGACGTCAGCGCATGTGTTTTGCTTCCAGGGTACAGACAACATCGGCACGCCCGTCGGAATCATGTTCATCTGCGGTTATGTCGACGCTGGGGCAACAATAGACGTTCGTATCTACGATGTGACCAACAACGCAGTTGTCATTGAGTCACTAGGAATCTCGAATGCGTTCCCGTCAGCCGTCGATCTAGGCGCGCCAGCAAACCTCTCAGTTAGCCCTGTTGTATGGGAGGTCCAGATCAAAAAGAATGGTAATGGCCCGAAAGAAGTGGCCATTGCCTCGGGGTGCATGAGGTTCTGATGACGGCCTATAACGTCTGGAAAATCTACTGCGAGACGGAAGCTGCTTGGAAGCAGTGGGTTCTCTCTGAGAATGCCTCCGCGCCGACAACGTGTCCAACCAATACAGGGCACACCGTTACCGTTGGTTCTGTAGCGCTCGAAAAGACCATCGCGTCCGAACCAGAACGCAGCGCAGCAAACATCCTCTACACGGTCCCGCACCCAGCCAGTCTCCTCTACGAGATGTGCGACCGCGACATCCTCATCAAGACTGCAACCTACGATCCCCGCGCCTTCGTTCAACTGAACGGGGCCAACGCGAACGGGCACATCATTTACGCGGCGACGATTCCTGGTGCGCGCGGAAACGTCTTTACCGTCGAACATACAGCAGGTGACACAGGTGTCGGATTCGAGAATCGAGCGTTAGCCGCAACACTCACTATGGGCCCCACCTGGGATCTGCTCGTTACGTTCGGAACAGATGGATCGGGCAACTCGGTTACTCCTACGGCAAACGAAGTTGCGTCGGTTATTGCCGCCGATTCTTCAATCCTGATGCACATCTCGGGAACCCCACAGGGCACGGGTAATGGCGACGTGCAAGTCGTCGCCAAGACTGCGCTAACAGGTGGTGTGAACAACTCCACTGAGGACGTGAAGATCAGCCCTACAACGTTTGTGAAGTCCGCATGGAACGAGGTTCAACAGGTTGGTGTCTATAAGTCTGACGGTGGCAGCGGTTACATCGAATGCACCGACCAGGGTGACGCGACGACGAACGCTTGTCTGTCTGTTTGGCGCTACCTCGCCCACAATCCAAATACAGGAGCACCGACAATCGTAGAGATCCGTGACGGATTCATGATCGTGGATCCGCTCCTCAGCGACTCCTTCGAGCATCAAGCCTACGCCGTCGCTGCGCCAAACATCCCAGGCTACCTCGGTGGTCAGGTCGTTCAATTCGACGCCTACCTCCGCTTCTACAAGGGTGCGCAGCTAGGGGCCACTAGTCCACAAGCTAAGGCCCTCGATCCAACCGGACTTGGCGGACTGGCTGCGGCAGAGCTACGGGTTTGCGTCTATTACCCAGCAGGAACACAAAACGATCACGTTCTTCGCTTGGTAACCTATCGCCCACCTGGTACGTTCTAGAGTGCCATGTCGGACCATGAGATCGAATACGGCGACGTTGAGCCAATCATCGTCAATACGTTCATCGCGGGACAGACGGTAACGATCCGTATCTTCCGCGTTTCGGACGGCGGCTTCCTCGATTGGTCTGACGATACCTTCAAGCCCGTTGGCGCGGTCACGACGCTCAATCAAGCGCTCACAGAGACAGACGCGGTCAACGCAGCAGGTATCTACACGCTGGCGTCGGTGAATCATCCGCTCGGGCTCGACACGTCGATCCTGAGCACATTGAACCCAGCGGTTGATGACGAATATGTCGTGATCCCGACTGTAACGGGACCGCCCAGAACAATTGCGCCCTCAACACTGCGACTCAACGCTCTGGTTGATGGTGTCGTCAACGAGCGAACGGTTCACTCGCGCCTCAACTCTATGGCACGAGGGGCGATCACGCTCGATCCTCCGCAGCCTACCTGTCCGACTGTGGAATCGACCTACTACGATGAGAACGGGAACCCGATCTTCACGAACTTGAACGACGGTAACACCAGGACACCCGTCTAATGTCGTTGCCGCTCGCGCCATCAGCCTGTACGTTCGATACGCGGGGTCTCTTCACTCATGGTGAGTTTCGGTGCTTCCAGAGCCCGAATCCTTGCCTGAACCTCTACACGCACGGTGAGTTCCCGCGTGCTCTCTTCCGTGAAGAGGGCGGCGCGGTGGCGGCGCCTGCGGTCGGAACTGGTGGACGCAGCCGCGTCTACAAGACGAAAGTCATCCCGCGCTGTCCAGACGACGAAGCGATCATCCTGGCACTGGCGCTCGCGGACGATGACGACGATGACTGGTGGTAACTACCAGGCCCAAACGCGATAGCCGCTGCCAGCAACCAGACCAGATAGATAGATCCTTCGCTCGCGCTTGAAATCCAACTGGAGAGTCTCGCTGGCGCGCACAATGCCGTGCGGAGCGCCACCACCTGGATCAGCAGAGAAGCGGAACAAGATATCGGCTGCGCCTTCATTCGAAATGATGATCGAGTGAGAGAGGAACTGAGTCGAGTCGTCTACATCGATGAACTCGATCAGATTCTCTCCGTAGGTGCCGGTCGCGGCGGCGCCGACGATCACGCCTTCCTTGAAGAAGTTGTAGCTCCGAATCGAAGTCTCTTTAGTTCCTGACACGTCTAGCCTCCGCTAGAAAAAACTGAATGGTCGATCCGCCAAACCACGCCAGTTGTATTTACTGGCAGAGGCATCTCGATCTCTGCGGCTCTTGAAGATAACCTTCACTTCGCCGCCACCGGTTGTCTGAACGACCTCACTAAAGGTCAAGGATACCGTTGCGAGTCGTGGCCGCCCCGTCGGATACCACGACTCGTAGGTGATTGGAGCAGATCGCAGGATCACCTCAATCGAGTCTGACGCGCTTGCGCCGCCTCCACCCAATCGTGTGCCTGGAAACACCAGATTCAAAATGGGTGGAGGACTTGTAGCGCCCAACGCGCCGCCCTGGCCGTAATTCGGCATCATCCACGAGCGGATGCGATCAAGCGCGGCGGCGATGTCCACAGTGTAGACGGCTGAAGGGACGAGAGAGTTCGCGATCTTGCTGGCCTTTTGTGTGAAGAAACCAGTGGCCGGATTGTCGTTGGCGTTGTCGTTGATCTCAGCCGTAAAGATCGCGTCGAAACTGATCGTCCTGCCCTGCCCACCAACCCACTGATAAAGAGGATGAGATCCACCAGGAATCTGGTGCTCGGCGTAGTTGACTTGATAGTCGTCCGACAACGTCGAGGGCCAGTACTGAAAGTAGAGCCCTTCCTGTTGTGCAGGATTTCGCGTAGCCGATGGGCCCTCGAAGAGGTAGACACTCTGCGGTGCCTCACGACCTTGCGCGAATAGATCAAATAGAGCCATGCGACTACCTCAAGTAGAGTCCTGATCGATAATGGCGTCGACGGGACTTACCTGCTAAGTAGTCGATTGTAACTCAACGATCAAATGAAAGAAGGCGGCAATGGCTAGGGCCACGCCGCCGCACTCTTTCACCGTGTTGCTCTTCGACGGACTGGGTTGCGGATTCTACTGGACGGTGAAGAACAGTATCTCCGCAGACGCACGTTCGGTCGGTATTACCCGATTCGAGCGCTGTCATCTCAAACCGACTGCCGTGTTTCCTTACCAGGCTTCCACAGATCCCCGTTAGGGGCTCCTAAGAGACCAGGCTCTCTTACCGCCGAAACGGTAGTTCGGAATACTGTCGGGTTGTCCTACTCGCTCTTACACGAACAATCTTTCCCGTCAGCTTGGTCTTCGTCTCCACTGCCCAGGGGTTAACCAAGCAGCAGGGCCTCCGACCCTACACGCACGACCGATCCAGGAGTTTCCTGGTGGATTCGTAGGAGTCTCGACCCAAAGGGCTAGACAACCTCCGCTCTGAGCGCTGCGTCTTCCACCAGTTGCCCCACCGAAGTGGTGCTACTGTTGGCCCCTCACGCCCTCGATCTCACAGCCGACTTGTCAAACCGCGTCACCCAGCCGTCGCTGAGCAGGCCCTGTTAGACCAGAATCGGATGTATGGGACAACTACTTTCTGAAGAATTTCGCAACTTGCGTGAAATCAACTAGTTACGAGCGCACATTAGTCAGTCTGCCATGGCGCCCAGCGTCTCCATTTCCGACCAGTGCGTTGCGTGAAGGCTCTTTAGCAGCGTCTGCGCCTCGCTATTACGCGTACGCCACAGATCACCAGCCCCGAAGACGCACACATCGGCAGCGTTAGGCTGGCTACTGTATTTCGGACCTCTACCAACAACCACCACTGATAGTCCAACAGGACTCGCAACGACTAGTGCGAACTCGACCGTCTCGTCAGAACGCGGGCCGTCTTCGGCGAGGTCGTAACCACTAAACACGTTGAACACCCAGCGATCGGACATGAAGGCTTCCTTGGCCACCATCTCGCCAAGATGTTCTGGATTGACGCGATGCTTGCGCGGTCGACTGTAGTTCTCCTCGGCCAAAACAACCTTCGTCCTCGTCCTCATACTCTCCATCTACCACACCGGGGATTTCTCGTCCCAGCCTGCTAAGATGTCTGAACTTCCAGGGGAGCAACTATGGCGACCGACGGACAAAACCTGCCTGAGTCCATTCCTCCGGATACTTCTTCGGGACAGCCTGGTCCAACAGGAAAGACCGAAGACGCCTGGTGGGGTTATGCCATCCGAAAGCTCGGCGGCGGAATCATTGATATCGAGCTAACCGACGACCACAAAAGGGATTGTCTAGACGACACATCACGATGGTTCGCGGAGCGCGTCGGCTTCATCAAATACCAGCAGCTACCGCTAATCCCTGGTCAATCGAACTACTATCTATCTAGCGATGTAATCGAGGTCTTCGATCTCTGGCTCCCAAGCTTCCAGCTTCCGACCTTAGACGTAGATAGTTTCTCGTTCACTTACTTCACGTCGCTCTTCGGAGCATGGACTTCGCCGCAACAAGCGCCCATGCCATACAGCGACCTGGTCCAGCGCCTTCAGTATCTGGAGACGATTGGACGTCTGTTCTCAACCGATCGTGATTGGGATTGGCAGCCTGAGCTACGCCGTCTGGTGATCGCTCCACCGCCGCGGGCTGGTGGACTCGGTACCATGATCTCGAATGCAATCATTAAGGTCGGATCCTCTGACGTAAGACCAGAACAACTCGACCCACGATTCTCGGAATACTACCGCCGCAAGTTGTTGATCGAAGCAATGCGAACTCTTGGTCAAATCCGAGATACTTACGATGCCTACCCGAGCGTAGGCGGTGAGCGTTCGATGAACGGTGGCGCCTTGATGCAGCGCGCCGATCAGCTAGAACAGAAGCTCGAACAAGACGTCATCAACTGGGAGCGTTCGACTCCCATGATTTCGGGATAATCATGAACCTCTACCAACGCGTCCACGGCAAAGAGACTCCAGACATTTTCACAGCCAAGATCCAAGGAAGGTGAGATATGGCTACTCGTGTTCGTCCGCTTCATGACCGCATCGTTGTCCGCGCTGAGACTAAGGAGACAGTCTCCAAGGGCGGCATCTTCATTCCGTCCCTGCAAGGCAAGGAGGAGCGAATCGGTGAGGTTGTCGCCGTTGGCGACGGTTACATCAACAACATGGGTGTCAAGATCCCCGTGACCCTCAAGATCGGCGACCGCGTACTGTTCGGCAGCTACGCTGGCACCGAAATCGAAATCGACGGAGATAGCTACCGTCTGATGCGCGAAGGAGACGTCGTTGCCGTGCTCGACCCTGAGGCCGACGTATCGACCGATGGCATCTCATCGCGGCGGCGTGACGTCGCTTCACAATACCGCTAAGCGAGCGCTAAGTGGAAAGTCCGAGTCGGAAACGAAACAAGTACGATCTGGAGCCGTTCTTCGCTGTCGACACGGCGAGCGCGAATTATCTCCTCGGTCGCACAGACGTTCCGCCTGACCCGGATGAAGGGCAGACGCAAGCTGCGCTCGACGCCGTCCGTGGGATAGACCCTGAGATCGATGTGAATCTACCTTGGGGTCTTCTCATGGGCGGCATGTTCTCGCTTCTTTACAAGGAAGACCGCAAAAAGAACAAGACGGCTCAACCGCAACGCCGTATGGGGTTCAGTAGCCCAGAGTATCAACTGCCGCGCCCTATCCGAGTAAGCCCACATGATTGGGCTGAAGCGTTCAACATCATTACTGTGCGATACATCCAAACGGATTACTTCCTGCGTCCCCAAAAGATCAAAGAGACCAAGCTAACGAACGGTCGCACGGTCGCACTTCAACTGTTACTGACAAAGCCCGGCAAGGGTATCGCAAAGTCGATCGACTACTACAAAAATCGCCTCCCTGAGATGAAGGCAAAGCTACGACGAATGGAGTTTCATCGTCAGAACGTCGCAGACGATTCGCGCGTGCAAAAGTATTTGCAGACGCTACGAATGCCGAAGGTGTCTTAGTAGAATCAACCTATGCCTGACGAGTATCCGAGTCATCCTTTCAACAAAGAGCGGGGTAACGACGATATCCCCGACTCCTCCGAGATCACAGAGAGTGATCTCGGAGTTCGCGGTGTACCGGATACGATTCAGGGACAACAGTCGGCCCAGCAAACACCAGATACGCTTCGCGACACCTTCTTCGGGCCACGCGACAAGCGCTACCTAGACTTCATTGCGCGGCGCATGACAAAGCTGCGCGGGTCCAACTGCTACTTCTACACGCTTCTGTCTCAGACAGAACGTACCGATGATGTTGTTCCGGTCTCAAAGAACCGCATTGCAACTCCTCACGATTCTGTTCGACACGCTGGCGGCACGACGTCTCCGCTGCTCACAGACGAGCGTGGAATTGCCGCAATGTATGGCGAGCCTGTAGTAGTCGGACAACGCCTCAACTCAGTCGAGCGTGAGTTCACGCCGACATGGGAATTCGCCGAACCTGTGCTGGTGCGCGGCGTTCTTACTGACCCAGAGCGTGCCGAGGTTCCCGATCATCGTGGCGCGATTTACACACAGCGAATCCGACTTTCGCTGGCGCGCACGCTCTGTGAAAACGAATGGAAGATTCGGCCTCGCGTCGGCGATATGGTCCGTATCCCGGATCTGACCAATCCGCCCCGCCCACAAGACAACTACTACGACGTAGAGGAAGTCGTCATTAACGACACCCGTTTCGGGGCCACCGGCTACTTCACTGCGTTTACCCTCCAGCTTTCCCGCTCGTCGCGTCACGCTCCGGAACGTAAGATTCCCGAGAAGGACAAGCGTGACGAACCAAATCCGACGGTATGAGGTCCAGATGAATCTCAACGAACTGAAGCTCAAGCGTCTCACTGAGTCAGAAACGCTGACTGAGATCAAGACGCTGCGCACAAAGCGAAAGAAGATCATCAAGACTACTGGTAAGGGCGCACGTCTCCCGAACCGTCAGGTGACGCCTGAGATGACCACATATCGCGAAGACGACGATCAGAATGACGAAGTCGTTATGATCGAAGGCGCAAAACCCAGAACTCCTGAGTTCGTACGCCATTGCGTAGCAGCAATCGTCGAGAAGCCAGCAGACCTAGAGCGCCTCAAACAAGGCGCCCCTGAGGGCTCTGACGGTTCACCGTTCGCCGTGTGCTGGGCAAAGTACAACGAGAACAAGAGGTCGCTGGCGGCAAAGCACTCACGCGGCGAGCATCACACAGTAGCTGAATACAAGACTGCACTGAAGAAGCTACGCGAAGGTGTTGAGGACGCGCGCGTCATTGATCGTAGCAAGATCATCTACAGCGACGTTCAAGTCGCACCTGCTCCTATCGAACGAAACCAAATTCAGTTCCATCCCAAGAAGTAACCATGGACCAGGCCGCTATCGCATGGGCGATGACAAATGGCGCACCAGTGACCTGCGCCACCTGTCGTCATTTCCACGCGGGGAATATGGTGTGCGGCCAGGCGACGTGTGGCGGCCCTGGCGTCGGACGCGATTTTCCTAACTACGACGGCCCTATACCAAGAGATCGACTCGTAGAGCGGTGCCTTGTCTGCGGTGAAGGGAATATCGCTTATCACATCGTGATGAGCGATTCGCTCACTAAGTTCTCCCTCTGTAAGCAGCACAGAAAGGTCTTCGACCACACAGGAGCGCCAGAGGGACAGATTAAGCACCCTGTTCGTTTGATCGCTGTTCGATGAAATTCGACGTCACGGTCAATGCGAACAAGAGCCTCCGCGACCTTCAGGAGCACCTCAATAAGCGCATCGCGAACGTAGCGACAGAAGTTGGTCGAGCGGTAGCCGATCAAACTGCTACTGAGGTGAAGCGTCGACTTGGTGGCGCCCGTAGTGGATGGGTCAGGATCTACTACGAGGCGATCAACTTCCTCGAAAGTATTGAGGGCGACGAGTGGGCAGTCGCAGGTCTCTCCGAGCGAAGCGATCTCTTTAAGCTTTGTCCAGCGAATGAAAGTTTGCTGGAGTTTCCCGAATACCCGCCAGACTCCACCACACAGACCCTCGCGAGCAATCAGCCCTGGCCTGTTGATCTGGTGCCGACAATTCGCGGATCTTACCCAGGCAAAGCCGTAATCAGACCAAGTAGTCCAACGGAGGTTGAAACTTACCGCCAGGCACGGCTCGCGAATCTTCCAAACGTCATCGCGTTGTTGGAGGAGCAAGGCGCCACCATCGATGACTCTCCTGGCGCAATGCCGCATGTCGACCGTGTCTACGCCGATATCCAATACCTAGCGCATCGCCTAGAGAAAGGATTTGCCGACTTCCCTCGCATCCCGCATTGGGGTCCAGCATTGAGCAGTCTCCGCGCCAATGGAGAAAAGTGGGCGTCAAGACCCGAGGTGCGGCGCTTAGTCGAAAACGCGATTCTAGGCAAGGAACCAGGCAAGGTGGCAACAATGTCCCCAGCACTGGTCGCCGAGTTAGCTCGCATTAGGGCATCAACTTGGTCTTAGTTTCTTGAGAACACTAAGGTTGCCGCATAGAATATGGGGATCATGGGCTGCGACCAGTTCACCCAGTTTGGCGAACGTACAGGTCACGTCGATCTCATCGACTACGATCTCGCTGTGCTCAAGCATACGGGTGCGATCTTCGATGACGAGCAAAACGAGTGGTATCTCCCACTCGACTACTACATCGAAGACCCTGCTAAGGGTCCAGTAAGAATCGAACGGGCACTGGTCGTCTACAAGAGGCCCGAGCCGACACAGGTCCAACACGAGGTCCCCCAAATCGCGATCATCAGAGACGACGTCGATCCCGATACCTCTCGACTCTATTCACCCACCGTCCAATACCGCTTACCTGCCGAGGGTTCGACTCCAGTCCTCGCACCGTGTGGGCTATCGGGCGAATCGACACTCGGCTACGACAGCTACGAAACCAAAGACAAAGAGCAGCCTTACAACATCACTTACACACTGGAATCATGGTCTAGGTACCGAGTTCCAGCACAGATGTTGCTGCAAATGATGATGAAAAGGTTCCCCCTTCGTGGGACTATGGTCGTGAGGGCGACGGAAGAGGCTGGACGCAACGTCGTCAATGACCGAACCTATCTGTTCTTTCAGGAAGGTATCGCAGACCTAACTGAAATAAACTCAATGGTTGAACGCATCCCAGGTTTCGCGCTTACAATTCGTGTGGAGGCGGAGTTAACGCTGGACAAAGAGCCATTCACCAACAGTTCGTTTACAGGAACTACGTCGCCGCAACCGATTCCAGGTACGCCTAGTTACCCAGACGGTAGCACCGATCTTCCTCCTGGCGGCCTGTATGGCGATGGTCTTCCGTCCGTGCGAGTCACTCTGTTGGAGGACTAGGAAATGGCTAAGAAGATCGGACTCGAAGTCGTCTCCACCAAGCCGGTGTGTGTCGATTTCCTTGATGGGCGAACAGTAAGTTTTCGTCCTGGCCAGCGGTTCGAGGCCGAGGTCACGAACTCATCGGTCATGCGGCTCCTCCGTACACGCGAGGTGCGGAAGCTCAGCGCCTTCGAGGCAATCCCGTCGATGCCCGTCAAGTTGGGCGCGCCAAAGCGCGTTCAGAACGTCCTGAAGGCGCGAGCAAAAGTTGAGTCTGCAAAGCGAGCAGCGGCTGCCAAGCTCGCGACAAGCAAGGCCGCTCCACCGAGCATCGAAGAGATTGATCTCTCGACCAACAAGAAGACCTCAAAGAAGTCTACAAAGACTTCTTCCGACGAGTAAGGACCAAGGGGTATAAGCCATGGCCACTATCCAATACCTCAGCCCCGGCGTTTACGGCGTCGAAGTTGCCCCGACTCGGGCGGAAGAGGGAATCTCTCCGGCCAAGATGGGCATCATCGGATGGACGGAGCGCGGGCCAGCCAACACCCCAATTGAAGTAAGGTCGGTAGACGAGTTCACCTCGTATTTCGGCCCGATCAACGAGCGGGGACTTGTTGCGATCTCCATGCGAGCCTTCTTTGGCACCGGTGGTCAGCGCGCCTGGGTTGTGCGCGTTGTTCCATCCGACGCGCTCGAAGCCTCGGTAACCGTCGACGCCCCCACCAAGTGGACTTTCACCGCGAACGGTGCAGGTGAGTGGGGCAATGATCTGGTGATCCAGGTCGAAGGGAATCGAAACTTCTTCGACCGTACCGCCGGTTCTGAGGGCTACACCAAGTTCGACCTGAAGGTGCTGCGGCCGACCAATTTCAACCCAGCGATCCTGGGTGCGGCTGAAACCTACGAGGCGATCCAGTTCACCGATTCGCTCGCGTCGGACTACGTCGTCTCCGCAATGACCGACCCACGCAGTCCGTCATTGTTGGTTGACATTGCTGCTGGCGCTGGTGGTACGCCTTCCGCGTTCACACGGACATCCGTCGAAGACCTGGTGATTGGCACTGGCGATCTCCTGGGGACCACCCAGTTCACTGGAACCCTCGTAACAGTTCCGATCATCACCAACACGCTTCGAATCGTCGCCGCCGACACGACAGTGGCGGACGAGGCGCAGGCGGTTACACCTGCTGTTGACAGCGTGGCCACTGGCTTCGCTTTCACTCTCCCTGTTGCACCTGTTCTCGACGGTAGCGTCCGCCTCTTCGCCGCCGGCACCCCTGCGGTCAGCAACGAATTGGTGGCAGTCACGGGTCTGATCGACAGCGCGAACACGGTCTACACCGTGGCGGCCAGCGCCCTCTCGGCTAAGGTCCACCGCGAGACGACCGTGTTCCGCCTGAAGTACACAGACGTGGCTTCGGTCAACGGACCGACCACCCTCTACACTGAGGGCGGCGCGCCGGTCGCTGGTTACGATCTGTCCAGCAACGTTGTTCCTGGTGTCACGGCGCTCGCGCCAATCCACCCACTCACTCTGTCAATCTCAGTAACCCTGCCTGGGCCAACTGTCGAAACGATCACCGACGACGGGGCTGGTAACCTGATCGGCACTGGTGGATCACTCCCTGGCGGCGGAACTGTCAACTATGACACGGGCGCGCTGACTGGAACCACAGCCATTCTGGACGCTCTGTCCACTGTCGACGCGACCTGGCAGACCTCGCTGCTCATCACCAAGACGTCATCCGGCGACAACCTTGAGGTTGGCGCTGCGCTGGCCGGCTCGGTGAGTGCCGGAACAATCGATCTGGTCGACAGCGTTACCGCTCCAACTGGAAGTGGTGCGCTTTCGTTCACCACGACGACCGCGCCGTTGACCGGAACGAACTTCTACCTCGACTTCGTTCCGCTTCAGGTGGTCGAGTCGGACGTGGCCGGAAACCTCACGGGCGACGTGGGCATCGGCACCAACACGGTCGACTTCACCACTGGTGCTGTCGACGTCGAGCTTGCTGCTGCGGCGCTGACGGGCGAGACGATCGACGCTTCCTACCAGACAGGCCAAGTAGCAATCGATGACGGCCTCGGAAACCTGGTAGGCGACCTCGACCCTGCTGGTGAAAACACCATTGACTACGAGACTGGTGTTTACGACCTGACTTGGGACTCGGCGCCGCCGAACGGCACCAGCGTCCTGGCCAATTACGTCAAGGTCACACGCGTGGTTCAGTACCAGCTTTCTGGTGGAACCAACGGAACGGCTGTATCTCGCACCGAGATCTCTGATCCGTCGCTAGAGACCCCTCGCGAAGGAATCTACGCGTTCGATGACGTCGAAGACCCACTCAACATCGTGGTCCCCGACTTCGAGGGTTCACTGTTCGTCCAGGCGGATATCGTCGACTACTGCGAGGCACGAAACACGCGCTTCGCGATCCTTGGCTTCGCCAATGGCACCACCAAGGAAGAGGCGATCAAGTACGTCTTGGTCGACCAGAGCTTCGATACGAAGGTGGCGGCGATCTACTGGCCGAACGTTTACTTCGTGAACGAAGTATCGAACCGGCCTGAACTGATTCCTGTCACGCCATTCGTCGCTGGTGTCTACGCGAAGACGGCGTTCAACAAGAACGTCGGCAAGTCGCCAGGTGGTATCGACGACGGCGCCCTCGACGCCAACGGAACAGTCGGCCCTGAGTTTGGGAAGCTCATCAACGACATTCGTGTCCGCGACGATCTCTACCAGAGCCGGATCAACCCACTGTTCAACTCGGACGCGACTGGTTTCGTCGTCTGGGGTGTTCGCTCGCTGTCTACTGAGTTCCGCTGGAGATACGTCAACGCGCGTCTCCTCCACAACTTCCTCATGGACGCGATCAGCCGCAACCTTCAGTGGGCCGTTTTCGAAAACAACGGTCCTCAGCTTTGGATCAAGATCGAGACTGCCCTCAAGGGGTTCATGGGCTCGCTCTTCCGCCAGGGCTACTTCGCCGGTGTCACCGAGGGCCAGGCGTTCTTCGTCACCTGTAACGCGACGAACAACAACCAGGCTACCGTGGACGAAGGCAAGGTAATCATCGATATCGGCTTCAGCCCGTTCAAGCCCGCAGAGTTCGTCATCTTCCGACTGTCGCAGCCTGCGAGCACGATCACGGTCTAGGGACCAGAGGCACGGAGATAAAAAATGGCTCGTTCTGTCGAAACTGATCCGTACCACGACTTCAGGTTCCACCTGGTCGACCCTGCTGGCGGCAACCTGGACCCAGTTGCTGGGTTCACGACCGTCCAGATGCCGGACGTGACTGTCGAAGAAGCTCCTTATCGTGAGGGGACCTTCATCTGGACCCAGAAGTATCCTGGTGTCCCAACGGTAGGCGATGTTCAGTTGACGAAGGGAATCTTCAAGCGTGGTTCCGACTTCTTCAACTGGGTGCTCAAGGTCATCAACGGTGGTCAGGAGTATCGGACCGAACTGATCCTCCAGGAGTACCACATCACTGATGAGTTCGGCATCAACGGCTCACCAAGTCGCGTGACTCGTCTTCGCGAGTGCTGGGGCAAACAGGCCAAACCGACGTCCGATAAGGATGCAACGGGATCGGCAGTTTCGATTCAGTCACTCGTGATCTCCGTTGAGGAGTTCGAAGTCGAACTAATCTCCGAGTAGGAGCAGGCGCAGCGCTATGCTCCCTCTCGGACGAAGTCCGCTTCTGGTCGAGGGTCTCCCTGCTCGTCGTGCTGACGACGAGCAGGATGATCTATTCGCTGGTCTACCGAAGCTGCCTGGCCACAGTAAGTCGCCAAAAGGTTGGTCGGACTCTGGTCAACGAACACGTGAGCTAGGTGGTGTTGCTAGACAACTCCCACCTGCGCAGCCACGCGGCGTAGGCGATTCTTCTGTTCCACCGTCCGAGCGCGTAACCCCTCGCCCCCAGAGCGGTATTGCGGTCACGGGCCAACAAGCCCAGGGGTTCAAACAGCCACGAACAGGTGCGCTGAGCGGACGTCTGCCAATCCAAAGGCCAGACTACGACTTGCCGGGCGAGTTTGACCCAGCGCCATCCGTCGTCAAACGCGAACATCTGCCTCCTCATGCGCAGCGCAAATACGACCTTGCAGCGTTCGATCAGAGTCCTGAGCACTCAAGGCGTGAGATCACCAAAGCAGAGTTTCCGTCGGCGCTACACCACGACATTCACACAGCGTCTCCGGAAAGAGCGCACCATCTACTCAAGCGCCTCTGGCGGCGGCGACATCAGGTAAACCCGTCGGACGCCAGGGGTGAAGAGTCGGGTGTCCCACAGACTTACCGAATGCCTGGTGCAATGCCTGGTATTCATCACAAAGACCCTGAAGTAAGACTTCGCGCCTGGAAGATGCTCGCGCAAAACGCCGCAAACGTTATTGGTGATTCCTACGGCAGAAAGATCGGACCAGACGGTCGTCGCAGTCGCGAACCTGTCATCACACGACTGCTTCAGCACAAGCAGACCGGTGCGTATGCCACCCAAACCGTGTTTCCCAACCAAAAGGATCACCCGGTGCACAAAGACTACGACGTCGTGCACCACTTTGTTTCCGAAGCCGAAGAGCAACCCTTTAAGCCCACAACATGGGATTACCTCAACAAACTAAAGCGCGATCGAGCCGAGCAGTTAAATAAGCGTGCCGATGCTCTACACGCAAGTGGCGATCACACCGGTGCGTCGGATCTCCGCGACCAAGCTCGAATGATGATGACTGATCCATCTTCACGCGGTGAGCCCCGAACGCTTTCGGCGATGGGGCAAGCGCGCGCTCGCGTACTTCAACATCATACTGCAAAGACATTAGGCGGCGGCACACAGGCTCTAGGCGGTGCAGCAGAGATCAGGGCAAACATCGAAGCTCGCCGTAGGGAGTTAGCGCGACGAAAAGCAGAGAACCTCGCGAGCGTGCGTGCAAAACGCGGCGGACCAGGCGAGACACAAGAGATCAATATCGAGAGTGACGAGTTCCGCTACCCACCTGAGTGGAAGAAGCGAATGGAAATCCTGGGCCCAGAACACGAGCGGGCCGTGACCATGCCGCGCGTCGGTCGTGTGGCCAGCGCTTTACCCACAGTGAGTCGCACGATCGTTGCGGCTGCACGAGCACGCAAGTCACAGGATAATCCGAAGAGCATAGGTGAGATCACTCCTCCTCACATCAAGGTCAAACCGCTCACCGCTAAGGAGCGCGAGCAGGAGACAGAGATTCTGCCGATTCGTCGTCCATCTAAGCGAACCGAAGCTCTCATCACACGAGATCCGCTTCTAGTTGAACTGGTCACCACCAGTGGCGTGTTCGCCACAGGTCTGCGCCCCGGAAGTCCTCTGCGGAGCCACCCACGCGACGCACGAGATCTTCCAAATCCCCCACGCTCAGGCGCAGTCACTACAGCCAACGTTGGGCATACTGCGAACACTGGTGCATGGGTGCCAGATCGCCATAAGCGTAAGCATCATCACAGAAAGCACAGTAAGAAGCACCACCTTGCTTCTTACCGCAGTATTGAAAGAGATTTCGAAGATCAGCCTGCGAACCCTGGCGGTGTGCTCACGCATACTCGCACAGCCAAGGCGCTGAGCGAGTCGAGTCATAGTGTGCATCTATGCGCCATCACTCAGAATCGTTGTGGCTACGGCTTGAATCTTCCTACGGACGATCATGTGGCCGCCTACCGCGATTTCCGCGCGCAATGCCCCGACAAGACAAGCCCACGTCACGAAGTTTTCTGCGAAAGATGCGATAACTCTTACCCATCGTCTGTGGGCGGGGCAGATTGGCTCAAACGGAACGATTGGCGGGATATCAATCCTCTCGAACAGTTCCCCGAACCAATCATTCCCAAAATCACACCTCAG